AGTTTCGTAAATCATCGTGTGCTCGTCGTCATACCGCTCGTATTCCAAGCCAAACAAGGCGTTTAGACCGGGGAGCAGTTCTTTCAGCATTTGTGCGCGTGAAATAGCCATTTCTCAAGTCTCCTTAAACGCCGAGCTTGGTTTCATAGGCATGGCTTAACGGCAGGTAGGTAACAATGCAATCTGTGAAAGCATCACCTACAGTGCTGTTTGGCCCGTCTACAAAATCAACGACACGCAGTGGTAGGGTATTAGTCGTAGCAATAGAGCCGCCATCGAGGGCGTTCTTGCTTCGACCAATCGCGGTTGATCCAGCGGTCATAACCGCTGAAATATTATTTCCCAGCCCAGTTTGAGCAACAGCCTCATCGGCCTGCATCTGGAACAACAGCTTAGGATCATCTACGACGTATGCCATGATGTCATCAGCCGCTGTTGAAGCGGGGAACTGCTGGTTAAATGTCATTTGATTGGTGCTAGGATCGGTATAAGAGCAACCAACAAAGACGCCGACAATACCTGCCGCGACTGAGGTTGTGAAACTTGCTTTTTCTACCGTGCCAGAACTAACCAACTTGACGAAATCGCCATAGAAAATAGCCGTGCCATAGGCATTGGCAATCTTGATATGACGAACCTTGCCGGTGAAAGAACCAGAAGCACTAAGCGTGCCTACAGGTTCCGCACCCATTGGAGTAGCTGAAGTAGCCATCTTTATCTCCTCAAAGGATCAGATAACGAAGCCGCTCCGGTTAACGAAGTCAGCTTCGACCAAAGGTTGTCCGAGTGGACCGCTCTGGTTGCAGAACGGGCATTCGGGGATCGTTTTGCTTGAGGAAGTTATTGTCCACAGACTCCATCTGGCTTGATGCCATTTGCTCGAAGTATTCATCGCGCTGTTTAACCTTGTCTTCTGGCGCCTTGCATAAGAGCAATCCGCCAATTTCAATATTGCCACTAAACCTAGAGTCAATATCTGACATGACCTCCAGCTCAGGGTGATCTTCGGCTTTCACCGGAATCCATCCTTCGCGAAACTTCTGAGAGACGTTGGTATTGTCGGCTTTTCCCAGCGTACTGGTACGAATCCACCGGAATACCCAGCCGTCTACTGGATCGGGGTTGGGCAAAATAGATGCCGGCAACCATGAGTCTGAGGGACGTTCCTCAGCGGTGCGAGACTCTGCCTCTCGCGGTGTGCGCTCTTCGGCCATTATCAATTCTCCTTGAGTAGTTGATTGGCGTATTGTTCGACGGTTAGACCAAGACGCTTTGCGAGAGCAACTTGGGTGCGGCTCAACCTCACTTTGCGTGGTTTGGCTCCATTGTTCCTTTCGGAGGGTGCCACCACCACGGAGGGGCTTCGGGAGGTCGAGGAGACAGGTTCATCTGTCGAGCCACTAACTACCTCTCCGAAGTATTCTGGGAATCTGGACTGTACTCGCTTGTCCAGCTCCTCGTAATACTCATCAGACTCAGGGTCAATACCTTCTTGCCTGATCATCTTTTCATGTACGCCATAAGCGTATGCAGTCATTTCAGTGTGATCTTCCGACTGAAACCAACTGTTATTTTCTGCCCAAGCCATCGCTTTACTGCTTGGCTTTCTGACCTCTTGTGCCTCTTGCGCCTGCCGAGGCTGGGCTTGAGGCTGAGGCTGAGGCTGAGGCTGTCCTTGTTGTGGCCTTACGGGCTGTCTTTTTTGATAGTCGCCCATCTGTCTAGACACGCCGGTCAAATCAGCCTGCGCTATGTTCAGTAGCTTTTGCGCCTCAACCTGACGCTCCGTGTTGCCTTCCTCGACCGCTTGGCGAAGCATTGTTTCTGCTTGCTGTAGCGCGAGCTGAGCACGGCCTTTAGACTGATTTAGTAAGACCCCTTCACCTTCGTGCAGTATTTGCTGAAGGTTTTGATTCTCACTTGTTAGTTGCTGGGCAACACGAATGGCCTCTTCGCGCATTCTTTCAGCATCTTCTCGACGCCGGCGCTCTTCATGCTGGTCATAGCGTAATTTGTTGATACGCTTTTTGACCTTTTCGCTGTAGCCCTGTAGCTCATCGTCATCGTCTGACGCCGCTTTTGTTTTGGACGCTGGACGCTGATCTTCTGGTGGCCGGTCATCTACGACCTCAAGATCCATCTCACTGGGCTGTTCGCCCTTTACAAAGGTGGTCTTGACGCCAAAAAACTTGTCCTCAGACGACATTGTGTCATCTGGCCCTGTCTCTACCTGCTCTTCACTCATACCTTTTCAACTCCCCGTGGGTCTTCGACAACTGCCTCAACACTGTCGTCGTTTATCAAACGAAACTCTTTACCGTGTATTTTGAATCTAGTGCCGCTGTAGGAGCGCATTAAGATCCAATCTCCCTCATCGCAATAAGGGCCGCTTGGAAACTTCTTGTCATCCTTGTAGGCATCTGGACCCATCTTCAAAACAAACCCACAGATAGAGCCGATCTCTTCGATCTCCATCGTTTGCTTGGCTTTGATAATGCCACCCTCCGTGACTTCGTCAGGCTCTGGCAATGCGATAAGTAGTTTGTATCCCTTCGGGTCTGGGAGCTGACTGGCCGTCTTTGGCTCATCTGTCATTTTCTACGTCCATGCACCGAATAGTGGCGTTCGGAGTCGCCTAGCACCGCTTCCTGCGGCGAAACTATTCCCGATCAATCCTTGCGTTAAGATCGAGTAGTTCACGCTCGGCATATGCCAAGCCCTCAATAATCCCTGCACACTTACTGTATTCGCTCATATCCTTGCATGCGCCTGTCGCCATATGATCAGTGACTTCATTCATATGACCACGAATAACAGCCTGTAATGCTCCTAACATGTTATTAGTAGCATGTTCACTCATCGTCTATCAAGTCTCTTACAAGATTAAATCCGGCTTTAAAACCTTCAATCTCTTCGCGAGATTGAATGTTATCTTTATTAGTATCGATCTTTGATGTTAATTTTGCGGCTTCAATCCTTTCTTGCTGTTGTAGCTTTTCCAGATCAACCATGTTTTTGCCTTGAGCTTTTTGCAAATCAGCTTGTATCTTTGCCATGTCTGTCTGAGCTTTAGCCTGCGCGGCCATTTCTTTCAGTTGCAGTTCTCTTTGTTGCATCTGAATAACAGGATCTTGCTGTTGCTTTGCATTTTGCTCGGCTTGAGCCTGCTGTTGTGCCTTTCCAGTAACCTGAGCGGCGGCAGGGGCGACCAGTTGCGATATGCGATATTCGATGTCTTCTGGCATTGGTTGGTCTGGCGGAGGTAGCTTGACACCCAGCTCCTTCTCAATCCTCTGCCTGTATGCAAAAGCGACATGTTCTGAGATATGCGATGCCATAGCCGCCTGAGCCGCCTTGGCCGTTGGGCTTCTTGACATCAACTTAGTCACTTCTGGGTTTTCAATCAAAGACATATGGACCTGAATGTGTGCTTCATGGTCTTGATATATGAACGCTTTGACGGGTTCGCCATTAATGATGTTCATGTTTTCACTTACAGGATCAGTCGGCTTGATGTCGTCTTCCAGTGGAACAACCTTGTCCGCATCCTGAATGCCTAAAACCTCTAGCATCTGGCGGTGAAGCAGTGGCAGGTCATACATCTGGGGTGCCTGAGATGCCAACTGCAACGCCGCCTGATATTGCATAATCCTTTGCGCCATAGTTCCGGCGTTTGGATCGCTTACAGGGATAATATCTACGCGGTCATCAAAGTCCTGCCTGACAACCGGCTCCTCATCTAGCTCATAAGGGTAAACTTCTGGCCCATAATCCCTGACAAGCTCCGCAAGTATCTTTAGCTCTCGTGAAACTGCGTGATGGACACGGCTCTGAACCGCGCTTAAAACCTTCATCTCTCGCTCAAGAATAGCGAGGGTTGTCCCTACAGGCGCCTCGCCATTGATGTCAGACGCCTTTACATCCGCCGCTGAGGCGAACCTGCGGCCTTCCTGAACGATATCGCCAAGGAGCTGATACAAGACACCGCTAGGCTCTTTGTATGGCAGGAACGTAATGTTGTCCCGTATTGCGCCACCGGGGACATCTACGTCCCTAAACTCTCCGGGCATGATCGGGGTGTCGTCACCCTTAATCCTGAGACCGCGAGACTTGAGGCCACCCGGAAGATTCGCCAATGTGCCCGAGTCGACCAGTTGCCTGAGTATTGATGTTGCGGATTTAGACAGTCCACCAATCATGTGAACAAGGCCAAATCCATAGAAGCCAAGCCCCGGCAGATACTGGTAGTGAACATAATGCTCACGTTGCATCTTCATCGGGTCGTCTTCGTACCAGTTGCGTCGGATCGACAGTATCGTTCTTGATGACTTGTCAATCGTAACAATGTAGGGCAGAGCGATACCCGTGGGCACGCCTTTGTCGGTATCTTCAAAGCCGATCAGGTCGATATTGACCTGCATTTCCAGCAGTGTGTGACGGTTGTCATACTCGTAGTTGTCCGAGTCGCCCGTCAACCTGTCGTATTTTTGCTGTATCTCCGATATGTCAGGAGACGGCGGCGGCAGATCTATATCTGCATAGAAGCCAGCCACCTGTAATTTGCGAATCTCGTTGGCGCTACGCTTCATTACATGCGTGGCACGCTCGCACGTTGATAGGTCAGACGCACCATAACTGACCACGAAGTCCTCTGCCGGCACAAACATGGCGCAGGGTCTGCCCATGTTTGGGTCGTAATACACCTTGCGGAATGCTGATCCGGCTATCGGCAGGGAGAACAACAGCTTTTCTGTCTCCGTGCGATACTCTGTCATGCGCTGTGTTATCAGGTAGTTCAGATAATTCTGTACCCTGTGCGCCTGCTTTGTCTTTTCGTCGTCTATCGAGCCGACAATGCTGGTCTTGACGGGGCCGCTTGCAGGATATATCTCCTGTATCGTTTGCGCCTGAAAACGAATAACCGCCTCAGAAAGCATGGGGTGGAATACGCCACACGCACCCTCCCAAGGAGTTGATCTGTCCTCAAACTTAAGGCCAAGCAGGTCTAATCCACGGACATAAGAATCTTCCCAGTCTGCACGGCTGTTCCTGTCTGCCTCATACGCACCCACCAACTCGCCAGCAAGAAGCTGGAGATCCTGCTCTGACAGGAACTCGACCAAGTTGGAGTCATGCCTAGCGCCCAAAAGCTCACCTGCGTCTGGGTCAAGGTCGATCACCATGCCGCCGTCATCGTCAAAGATGCCAACCGAATCAGGGTTTTCGATCACTATCTCCAGCGCAGAATCATCTGGGCTGGGCATTTCGGCGCCTAGCGCACGGTCAATAGCCATATTTAGCCCTTGGGGCCTCCGCCTTTAGGCTCAGTCTTTGACGTCATGCCGCCATAAGACATAGTCTTACCGCCCGTGTACATCTTTTTCATGGTCTTGATCTTGCCAAGATCGTTCGGGCCTTTACCATCCACGGCAAACTTGGGGACCATCTTGTCGCCCTTAGCCACCATCTCCAACTTATCGTTGGTTGCGCCTCCGGGCTTCATTCCCGGCATCATCTTTGACTGCATCTTTGACTGCATCTTTGGCTTTGTCTTGCCGCCGGTGCCCAGCATCCGGGCAGTTTTAGTCATCTTCGTCATCACTGTTACCTGCGTATAGGTTGTCAAACACTCTGTTTACGTCCAGCGTGTAATCCAAATCCGACTTGGAATAGTGGATATGCTGTGACGGCCTGAAGTCTGGCGCTCCTTCTCCAGCCTCAAACCACGCCGGATGTGTCACCCGGACTCGGTTGTTGGGTAGCGCCACGATGTTCCCTGTCCACGGCCCTGCATCCAACAGCTCCATCACATGACTCTGCTTATGCTGTGCAGGGTCATCAGCAATCTCGCTGTCGGTGTAGTCCACCGTGAACATGTACTTGGCGGGATAGAACTCGCCGTCGATCTTTGCCAGCCACGGACACGGTGTCGCCCTGTCAAGGACATATACAGCGTGTTCGCGGGAAGAGCAGTCCCAAGGCTGGGCCGCATATACCGGCATAGGCTCTGGCCACTCCTCAACGTGGGTGTCAGCCATTAACGCCGTTATGGGCATCCTTGCCCACATTGCCCCTCCATGCACATTCGGTTCGTCGTTGTCGTAGTTTTCAGCGCCAGTAAAAATGACCTGAAAACTCAGACAGCGGCATGGCATCGTGGTGACTGCTATCGCCATCGCATGAAGAAACTCGCCGTGATATTTCCGGTGGTTGTGCGTGTATTCACGCCGCACCCAGCACTTGAAGTGTGGAATGTTGCTCTGCAAAAACGCCATTAGCTGTCCTCCCCGTAGAACTTCTTTTCCCACTCTCTATGCCTAGTAAGCGGAACCTTGTAATACGGAAAAAATCGACCAATGTATATACAGAACTTGTTAAGAGCATGGAGCGGCCACGGTAGCGGTCGCATGTAATCCATGAACAAGACCACCCGAGGGTGATCCGTAAGGTTGATTGCAAAATGCTCGTAGGTGTCATCAAACACCACGACCTCGCCATCCTTCCATTGATACTGCTCACCCCTGACAGACAAGGTACAGCCCTCTCCATCAGTCGGGATATCCACGCCCAAGTGCATTCTCAGCACGCCAGACCACGGACCCTCGTGGGGCACCAGCATCTTGTTGGAATCCAGTATGGAAAAATAAGCAGAAACAATGCTTGGGTCGCTATCCACGGCCTTCATTGTCTCTGGAAACTGCTCGCAGTTCCTCTCAAAGCGAATGTTGTTTGACTTCAAGAAAAACATCTTCCACTTGTCGTCGTTGGAGATATACACCTGCTCAGGGCTAATATCCTGAAACAGCGGAAAATCATCCATGCGGACTCTGGCCTTGTCGAACTCAGCCCTGATAGCAGAATGGCTCTCGCTTAGCGTCTTCGCTACAGGAAAGTCCTTGATATCAAAGTATGCTGGCCCACCCAATCGAGAGTGCCGACGAAAAAGCGGTCTAAGCCATCGCTCTATGGCATCGACTTTGCCGTGCCAAGCGTTGACCTCTGCGCTTATCTCGGTCATCAGTAGTAGTCTCCCCGTCTACCGTAGTCGACGTACTCGTCCTCCTCGTCTGTGTAGAGCGACAAAAAGCCGCCCTGACGAAATCTGAGTAGCGCCTGCGTGGAAGAGTCTACTAAGTCATCATGCTCGCCCGACGGGAAAGCCGCGAATTCTTGGACAACATCTTCCGCGAATCGTGTTTCCGGCGCCCAAACGACGCCAGAGGCAAACAAGTCAGCAACAGCGTTAACCCTTGCTATCTTGTCGTTACCACGAGATGGGGTGTACTCCGATACCGGAATCCCCATTGCCCGTAGCTCAAAAATGAGTGGCATCCCTGCCGCTTTAGCCTCCACTATAAATGCGTCTGGTTGCATATCAGCCCACATCTCGTAGGCTTTCCGCTTGAGTTCTGGGAACTCCAGACGTTCTTTGTAAGCATCCAATAGGATGATGTTGGGTTTAGTGACCCCTTCTTCATCGGGGGTGTAAAACACGCCCCACGTTGTGCAAGCTGAATAGTCTGATCTTTGCGTTTTAAGAAACGCGGTATCCCAAGATTGAATAATAAATTCGCACTGGGGCGGGGAGTCCTTTTCCCAGACCTGCCACCATTCTCGCTTGATAAGTGCGCCCTCTTCGGACGTTGGGTTTTGCTGGTACTGTGCATTCCATTTTGACGATGGAAGTTCGCTACGCAGAGCCTCTAGCTCTGTTTGGCTCCAGAACTCAGGCCACAGGGGCCTCCCTGACGGCATGATGGCTGGAAACTCTATCAGCTCCCACTCATCGCTACCAACACGCTGAGCAGAAGACTTAATGATCTTGCCGGTCAGATCCCGCATGTGCCAGCGGGTCATCACCACTACGATAGCGCCTCCCGGCTGTAGACGCTGTCGGGGACCGGATGTATACCAGTCATAGGTTCTGTCGAAGACTGATGGGTCTCCAGACTGGCCCTCTTGCTCTGAGTGAGGGTCATCAATGATCAGCAGGTCTGCACCTTTACCTGTTACTGCACCGCCAACACCAATAGCGAAGTATTCGCCGCTTTTGTTGGTGCTCCAGCGTCCCGCCGCTTTTGAATCAGCCCTGAGCTGTAGACTGGGGAAGACAGTCTTGAAGTCCTCCGAATCTACAAGGTTACGCACTTTCCGGCCAAAACCTACTGACAACTCTGCTGTGTGAGCTGTCTGGATGATCTTTTTTTCTGGGTACTGGCCCAGAAACCATGCTGGTAACAAGTAAGACGCAAACTCAGACTTGGTGTGTCTGGGTGGCATATTGATGATCAAACGCTTTAGTTCACCGCGTGCGATCTTTTCAAACGCCTCCGCCATTATCTTGTGGTGACGCCCCTCAATAAACGCCGGCCACATATACTGGACAAACCCCATAAAGGAGTCTCGTGCGTCTTCTTTTTTCTTGGCCTCCTTGATTTGATCAAGGATTTCAGCCGCCCTGAGCTTTACATCATCAGGTGCACCCTTTAGCTGACTCGCTAAATCAGGTGAGATCAGGTCTGACATTCAGGCCATCCGTGCCCTCTTGGTACGAGGGAATGATCGGTTTTTTGAGCGAGAAGCGACTTTTAGGTTGCTTTTCTCGTTTGTGCCGCCCTTAGCGAGTGGCTTCTTGTGGGCTACGTCCTTGCCGTCGCCCTTCTTTACTTTGCCGGCCTTTTCCATGACCGCTCGTGCCGCGTTACGTTTGGCGCGGTTTTTCTTCTGTTCTGGCTTGGAGTGGTAGTTGTCATACTCCTTGCGGTAGTCGCGCCTCACCTGTACCCGCCATATCCCATTGGCTGGTAGAAGCCGCCTATGCCGCCTCCTGAGCCACCAAGTCCACCGAAACTAGAATAAGAGGGCTGTTGATAAGCCTGACCAAACCCACCATACATGGGTTGCTGTGGCATTCCTCCGCCTTTTCCGCCATAGGAAGGCTGGGGGCGTTGACTGCCAAACCCGCCAAAATACGAGGCATCGCCAAACTGCCGCCTACCAGAGCCCATGCCGCCGTAGTATCCGGTGCCGAGACCGGCTGGAGACGAGCTGTACATGCCGCTTCTTCTTGTTTGAGACTGAAAAGGGCTTGCCTGCTGGGGCCGTCTGCCGCCTTTTCCGCCAACTGCTCCGGCACCTGCTCCGGCACCTGCTCCGCCTTTTCCGCCGGGACCGGCAGGTATATTCTGGTTAAAGGGCTGTATATACTGGGTAAAGTCGGGCATAGCATTGCCTTCTCCGGCGCCTGCCCCTGCCCCAGCTCCATTGATTGAAGCTATACCTGAATCTGTGCCCGCACCTGTTTGGTCAGACCCCTCTGTGCCAGCCTGTGTTTGCACCTCTTTAGGAACATCAAAGTAGTCATCGGCCCAGTCTTTGCGGCCCTTCATGCCATAGACTTTCTGTCCGGCCTTGGCTTTTTCGTAATCCTTGTAATCAGGGCCTTCCTCTAGGACGTTTCTTTTGCCCTCTGTGTGAGCAAGAATTTGATCCGTGCTATAGCCCTTGCGGAACATATCCTCGATGGCATTGTTGCGGCGATACATCTGCCGCTGAAGATCCCTGTCCACCGTCCCCGTGCGGCCTTCATAATTGCCGCTAGAGCTATATACGTTCTTTTTTTGGCCCATTCTTTCTCTGAGCCGGTCGCTGAGAGCGCCTTGCCATCTTGGGTTAGGACCGGAGTAGTAAAGCTCTGAGGATTCATCGACAGAGGAGCCAAACAGATTGCCAAAGTCGCCGCTGTAATCCTTTTTCGGGTCGTACATGTTCTCTTCGAGAAACTTATTACGATCCTCTAGGTATTCTTTTTGCCGCTTTTCTTCTTCTGGGCTGTTCAGGGCAAGGCCGGTGTTAGTGTCATACCAGCCTTTGTCAGGACTCCATTTGATCATCGTGCGCCTCCCTTTCCTCCGGCTGATCCGCCTTTACCGCCGCCCATTGGTTGTTGTTGCCGGAAACCCATGCCATATCCCATTGAGTAGGGATTGGTTGGTTGATTGGTGCCACCAAAAGAGCCTATTCCGCCGCTGAACCTGTCAGGACGCACCATCGGTTCTGGCGGGGGGTCGACTATAACCCCCGTCTCAACTATCGGCTCTGGTGCGGGGTCGACTATAGTTGCCGTCTCAACTGGCCCAAACCCTGTATTGTCAAAAGTTCCCGTTGCCGTGTTGAAGCCCGGAGCGGCCATACGTCCTCCGCCAAATGGCTGTGGCTGTCCGTACATGGTCTGCATATTTATCATGGGTTGCTGTGGTGTTTGGAAAACAGGCATTGGTCGCTGTGCGGAATAGGGGTTAAAGCCACCACCAAAACTCGGCTGTCCACCAAATCCTCCGCCATACATTGGGGGTCTGTATCCGCCTTTGCCTGCACCCATAGGTGGGCGCCCAAAGCCATAAGGACTAAAACCTCCCATGGCGCCACCAAAGGCAGGACGAGGCATAAAGCCTGATTGACGTGGCGATAAGGCGGAGCCGGCAAGATTAACGTCACCACCCATAGGCCTGTCCCTGCGCGGCATCATAGGGGGTAAGGGGGGCTCTCCCCCAGCCACAATACGATCTGCCTCAGCCTGTGCAAAGTCGAAGCCCGGAGCGGCCATACGGCCTCTGGGCTCAGATCTCATGCCAGCATTTCCTTGTCCGTATGCGGTGCGGCCTGCCATACAGGGATCTCCTTTACAGTGTGCCTGACAAAAGGCGGGCACTTGCTTGTGACGGGTATGTAGAAAATATAGCGATCTTCGGACTTTCTGTGGTATTCGCGGTATATACACGCCAACACGGGCGTCACCCTGCGATCCACATAGACGACAGTGGCACCTTCCAGCACCAAATATAGCCAAATAACCTGCATTCCCGGCCCTTAGACAAGTCTAGACTTGCCTAGACTCGCTCAAATCCTATAAAAAAAACAAAATAGAACGGAAACAGGTAGTAATTACCCAGAAAACTAGTACTGTCCTAGTACTAGGACTGTTCTAGGTAGAAATAACTCCAGATTTTACAGATCCTACGCCCTTGACAGTTTCATGTCTACAGTAAGACACACTGATAGGGTGATTTTTTAGCTTTTTTTTGAATAAAAGGCCATTTTTTTAGAAAAATATGGGGGTGGGTAGGATTCCTAGGCCTTTTTCTGAGAAAAATACCCCCCGACTGGGCAGTACATAGTGGTTTTCGGCCAAATTCTGCTCATTTTTTGAGCAAAACACTATGTATATAGATGTCAGGTACCTTGCGCTGTCAGGGGGGGGTGGGGGGTCGGCTAGTGCATGATGGTAGTGTCCGGCACTGGCTCGGATTCTTCCGGCACTTGCTGATCACTGGCCACTGACTCCAGCATGATCTCAAGCTCGGCCATCAACTCACTGCTGGTCTTCGTGACTTCGCTGTCATCTGCTGACACTGCAAACACGCCAGCCGCCTTGCCTAGCAACTCAACTGCCCTGAGCCTAGTGCTATCGCCTGAGTCGATCTCGGTCTCACTTGCTGACAGCTCTCTGAGCCTTTGCAGAACCCGCTCTTTGTCCGAAGTGGTTTGGGCTAGTTGAGCGCGCCTCTCTTGACTCTTTATCTGTTCAACCATCAGGGTTATATCAGGGTGACCTGCCAACTTACTGGCCTCTGTCCTGATAGCCGCCGGTGACATATTCTCAGCGTCGTAAGCCTCCCTATAAGCATCCGCCAGACTCATACCTGAGCCACTGGCAATACACCGCGCGAACAATCTCTGCTTAGGTGACAGACCTGTTTTCATCTTCCCCATAATCACTTACCTCACTTTCAAAACCCCCAGCATACCATGACCCTGTCGTCAAGCATTTCCTACAAAAAGCACTTAAGCACTGAATTAAAAAAAACTTGACAAATGCAAACACTGTCGAGGAGGCCACAGAAAGCTCTCTGAGACACTTTAGCCATACCCTATGCCATAGCATTGGTTACCCCTCTAAAAGCCCTCAGAAAGATGCACTGATTTTTTTATCTTTTTTTATGCGTTGGCACACTTGTTGCTGTAGTCACTTATTCACTGCTTTCAACTTGCCATATATAGTCATAAGACTTTTTTTCGTAATCCCCCGTAATAAATGCTGACTTGAATCGTTATATGAATAGTTCAAATTTTTTTGTCTCAGGGTGTTGCATTACATCATTGCTTCACTTAGACTCACCTATATCAACACGGCAACGGGGAGCCGGAACTAATCCCCCACTGACTGAGGAGTCAAATTATGGCAAACCAAAACAGAAGCAAGGTAGACCACACTGCGCGGCTGAATGATCAATTCCGCGTAGCACTGCAGGAAATCGTGGACGCTGTTGAAAGCGGTGACAATGATGGATTCGAGTTACCCTTTCAGGCAGGCGGACGCCCCTACAATCCAGCGACAGGCCATGCCGCAACAGGCACCAATGCGCTGATCTGCTTATTGCTGGGCGTCAACTACTACAGCACTTATGACGGCTGGCAAAAGCTGGGCTATCAAGTGCCCCGAGGGCAGGGAGCTACCCTCTACCTTGCACGCCCGCGCAAGTTCAAAATTGAAGCAGACAAGTCACCCACGGGTGAGGAAGAGTGGCGCGTTGGCGGGTTCGATTCTGTCGCAGTCTGGAGCTATGACGTGGTCGTGCCGCGAGTCGCTGAAGAAGAGGCTGAGATGAAGCGCAAGCCGCGACACCCCATGCCTGCTAAGCCGTGGACGCCGCCTGCTATTAAAGAGGTCAGCGAAGTCGAGACGATGGCGCGAGCTGAGGAGTTCATCGCTAACCTCGGCGCGAAGGTCAGCCACACTACCGAGGGCCGCGCATTCTATCGGCCCTCTGATGACAGCATCACCATGCCAGTGCGTGAGATGTTCAGCGCAACAAAAACCCGCTCAGCCACCGCTTCATACTACAGCGTCAACCTTCACGAGCACGCCCATTGGACGGGCCACAAGTCACGCTGTGATCGGCTTGGTGACAAGTCACGGCGCGGCTACGCTCACGAGGAGCTTACGGCTGAAATCAGCGCACTCATTCTCTGCGCTGATCTAGGCATCACTGCAACCATCCGCCCTGATCACATCAAGTACATCGCAAGCTGGCTCAAGGCGCTTGATGATGACAAGCGGTACATCTTCAGTGCTGGCAAGCTGGCTCAGGACGCGGTCGAGTACATGCACAGCCTACAGCCTGAGAATCAAGCGGAGGCCGCGTAAGCGGCCTTCATCACCCACTGACTGAGGAGTCAAACATGACCATTTTTTCTAACAGAGACATTGGTGAAATCCTGCAAATTATCGAGGAGCAAGCGGTTCGCTTTTACGAGTTCAACAGAGGCGCCGATAGCGATATTGGCTCATCTGATCTAGCGGCACTGTACCGAGACATCATTCTGGAGTTGTCGGGTCTCGATATTTTCAACGGTGACAGAGACAAGGTCAGTGACGTTGAGATGCAGATGATCCGCAACGGAGTCCACAACCTAAGCCCCATCTGATGATGGGAATCCACCCTACTGACTGAGGAGTCAATTATGACCATAATTTGGTACAGCACCGCAGAAGACCCCGAGGAGTACACCGATCACGTTACTCTGAAGGACACCGTGACCGATGATGAAATTGATGATCTCATCTACCGCATCATGCGCGATGTCGAGACTGATCACATCCACTATGTGATTCAGCAGGAAGGGTCAAAGAATCGCTATGTGAGTGTTTCGATATGCAGACCCTGACCTACCGCAAAGCCCTCAACCGAGGGTGGGAGCCGGTCTGGTATCGCACTGACCGGGGGACATACGTTGCCTGCATCGAGAAGGTCGGCCCCAAGTGGATGTACATCCGCTGGACTGACGGTTCACGCAAGCGCGTCAAGGTGTCTGAGCGCAAGTACATGACACCCTTCAAGTCCAAACGCGGTTAACCAACAGGGGGCCAAGCGCCCCCAAGGTCCGCCACACAGCAGTGGCGCTGAAGATGGTCTGATGCTGACCGAAACCTAAACGACTGAGGAGTCAATTATGAGCATGTTCAAAATCTATACCGATTGGGATGAAGACCACAACGTCAACCGCGCAAGCTTTGACGGGCATTTCTCCCTGAGCGATGTCAGAGACAGAACCGACGACTACGGGCGAGCCCTCGCACACGGCGCAAGCATGGCAGTGGTCACCGGCTCAGTCGGCACATTCATTAGTCAGGGTGGCATCAACGTCTACGTTGAGCGGGTGCAGGAAATGTCTTATGACGAATTCTGTCGAATGGACGGGGAGGACGCATCATGATTCCGGCACTCATCGTTTACTGGAATCGCGACAAGGATGGCGTTGGCTTTTGGAAGGTCAAGATGCACCACACCAACGTCGGCGCAATGCGATTCCCCACCAAGCTCGAAGCACTCGAATACGCCAACCAGCTTTTCAGGGATGAAAACTGGGTGCTTCTCACTGTCTTGAACAAGGACGATTCTCAAGACCACTGTACAAGCAAGTTCAAGGACGAACCGCTTTGGAACTACCTTAACGAGACAAAGAAGGAGGCATCATGAAGTTCGCAATGTTATCAATTCTCTATGTAGTTTCTGGCTCTGGGCTGATGCTTTACGGCATCACCCAGCCAGACCCTGACACTGTAATCGCTGGAACGGGCTTGCTTTTTATGTCCTTTGTTCTGCTGGTTGCCAGCGTTGTCGGATACATGGGAGATGAACTATGAGCGATGACTTTGAGGCCGCACTGGCGAGCCTGTACAACGAAGCAATGAGCGCCCTGCCCAACTTGGACAAGGTGGATTTCACCCAGTACAAAACGCCACGAGGGGCCGCATACGCGGCCTATGAGGCGCTCTGCAAGGACTGCGAGCTGTTTGAGCTAGACCCCAGCTATGAGGTCTTTATCCGTGAGGAGGAAAGCGGGGCTTGGAAGGTGAGCTGGGAATCAGGCCCATACGAATGGTCAATAGGCCGATTCATCAATGGGCCTTGGGGTCTTGCAGAGCCGTACTTCTCATTTGACCTAGACTTCTGTGACGGTTAACATCAACACCTCAATCAATCGGCCACTTATGGTGGCCTTACAACAGGGCGGTGGCAGAGTGGTTATGCACTGGACTGCAAATCCAGATAGGCGGGTTCGATACCCGCTCGCCCTTCCAATCTCTTTAGGAGGAGATCATGAGAACGCTTATTAAGGAATACAGCAATCGCTTTGCGGCGGTTGAGAAGATGTCAGACGGAACCTTTGACCTGTACAACAACGTCACTGGTCTGTTTGTTGAAACGGTAAAGACTTGGGACGAGGCCAAGGGTCACCTCAGCGACACTTACGCGCACTACGATGCAATCGAAAACAATGGCGTTATGTATGGGTGTGAGTCATGAGAGTCTATGGCTACAAGGGAGATTCTGACATGAAAAAGTTGTGCATTGAATGCGGCAGGCTCGACTGCCACCCCAACTGCTCTGAAGCTGAGGACATGCCAGAGCCAACCTTCACGGTTTGGCAAGTGGGCAAGGTGCCTGACACGGTGCTCAGATCAGAGAGCGCCATGCGGAAAGCCGCCAGCAAACTGGGGTTTGACGCTGACGTTGTCATGTCAGAAGGCGAGGCAGACATCCTGACAGATGGCCTGATCGTCACTGGCGGGTGCTACATCAACGACTACAACG